TTATTTAGGACCCCGGGCGCTTCCTTTCCGAACGCGTCCAGAACTTGGCGCGTTTCGTTGCTTAGGTGGTAGTAATCCGCGATCGCCAGGTCCACTTCCCGTGCTTCCTCCGCCGGTAAAGGCATTGAGGATGTTTGGGAATAATTGGGCAATAAGCCCTGGCTGGGATACGAGGTCTGCATCCCCAATTGTGGCGAAACTTGGGGGCTGCTGGGCATCCCGTAGTTGGCCGGGGCGTATTGAGTCGCCGGTGTCGATGGTTGACCCTGGAAGGGGGATTGAACTGGAGCGCTCAGTAGGTTGACCACCTTGTTGAACGCCGACTCCCATGGGTTGCTGACCGGTGCTTCCTGAGAAGGAACCGAGTAGTTCGGTTGGGATTGGGGGGCGTACTGAGTAGGGGCGTATTGGTAGTTGGGGGTCGCCTGAGGTACCGCTTGGGGGTAGCTCATACCCACCTGATACGCCTGGGGCGCCGACGCTTGTTGATAGCTGGGGGCTACCGCTTGCGTCGGAGCCGGAGCTGCCATCACGTAGCTGCTTGGCGCTACTGACGGTGCTTGGCTCATCTGTGGGATCGATTGGACGGTAGCGTCCTGCATAACTCATCTCCTTTTGTAATGCTTCTAGGGTTCGATACAGATAAGGTGTTAGGTCCAGCCTTGGATCCGCAGCCATCGGAAGATCCGGTGACTCCGGGTGGGGGGTCTGCATCATTCCACCCACAAGGCGAGCAAATTGAGAAAATGCATTCTGCAATTCGCCTACCATCCTGAACGGGAAACCGCTTAACATAGCGGCTCGTTCCTCATCCGTTTTTGACGGAAAGAGGAACTTCAGTGCTTCAATGCTATCAACACCTAACTCCTGTAGGTTTCTTACAACAATAGAGTTGTTCAAAATGTCTTGCGTAGATTCCTCATACACAGGACCAGTCCAACGCCAAAGTACCGTAAGATCACCATCAGGAATTAAACCTGTAACACCTGGAGGAACAATTTTAGTTTCCATACAGGCCATCATGACTTGTTTGACTTTTTCATCAAACCCAGTCATAGCAGCTTTGTATGCTTGATTTTCTTCCAGGGGGGCATTCTCAGGTGGTTCCACGGGCTCTTCAAAACCTGCAGCCTGCGCTAATGACGCCCTGAACAATCTTTCTTCTTGAAAGATAATTAATTCAAGACAACGTGAAATTCCATAAGTATAAATAGCAGTAGCTTTTTTCTTTGATGTTGCAGCAACACGACCAAATAATGATTTATATTCAGTTGCTGTTACGCCTGCTGAAATAGAAAGTTCGTCAATACCGCCAAGAGCAGTTCGGATTTCTTCTCGATAAGTACGTGCAAATGCGTTTTGGTCACCAGTAATAGCATCTGGAACAATGTAGCCAACACGATCGTTTGGCTCCAGGTTTGCAATGATCCTTGGCACACGAATCTGTCCATCTACACTGCTACGTCCAATGGGATCAGCCTTAAACGTAGATCGACTTAATGCTCCTAAGCTACCAAAACCTGAGTTTGCTGCAATTGAAGGGCGCTGAATTGTGGAGTCTGATCCTGATTCAATAAGATCAGTCTTCGGCCTGGAAGACAGGAGTGTTGGATTACCAAAGAACTGAACGTTTTTTCGCATGGTGCGAACTAATTCATCATGCGTGGTGATGTGTGACGCAAAAGCATCAAACTCACCTGTGCCTTCTGTAGAAAATCCCTTTGGATTGTTAAAGATTTCTACGCAGGGAATAAATCCAAGGGTGTTATCAAATGTTTTTGTTTTACCAAGGGAGGTATAATTGGGCATATCAAAAGACATCTCGCCTTCTGAATGCGTTTCTTCAATAGTACGTCGTTTAATTGAAAGCCGGATGTAACGTTTTGCCCCCTGTGCACCAAGAGTTTGTGTTCCTGTAATATTGCTTACGGCAATGTTGTCACCAAAGCCATTACCTTTTCTAACTTTATAGCTGTAAATAATTACGACTTCATCAAGCTGGCCGTCAACGTTGTAATAACTGCGATATTCATGATTACGAAAATAATACATTCGGTAATTGGACTGAGTAGGACGAATGTAAAAAATGCCTTTTCCATCACAAAGAACATAATCCCAAATTGAATCAAGCCTGGTATCTAGCTGATTGTATTTAACAACTCGATCTATAAAATCTTTGCGTTGGTTACCAAAGTTATCTTGAGACGGAAAAAATTCAACACCCTGACGGATGCCAAACATCTTCATCTGAGATAGATGAGACCCAACGACCATGGTATCGACATGCGCCGACCCATCCTTTTCGACCGTTGCGTCAATAATTTCTTTTAACCTGGCTTTTGCATCGACCGCCATTAACTATTAGCCCCTTTATCTTTCTGTATCTTAACAGTTTTGCTGAGCTTTTTTGTTTTCATTTGTCATTAATAGATAGCAGCTTTTACCATGCCAGGGATTTGTTGAGGGCCTGCATAAAAACTTGCGTTTGCCAACGCTGCAACATTACCCACGGACGGCGAACCATTTGAATACGCTAACGGAAGTTGAGGACCGCCGGGTTTTCTATTATTGTAAATATCTTGCAACTGTTGTGATGAGCCAGGATCCCATTGCTTAAGCTCTTGCAGTTGAGCAGGAGTCATGCCACGGATTCCACGTTGGGGAATAACAAATTGCTGGCCAAAAGGATTACCGGCTAACATACCTTGAAGGTTGCCGGCTGCTCCCATAACGTTTTGCTCGCCTAAATGAATCATTTAATTTATTCCGTTGTTTTTATTTTACTCTTCTATAACCTCATACCCAGCACTGTCGTTAAGTTTGCTTAGGATAACACCGTTTCCTTTAAGTTTCCATTCCAAGACATCTCCCTCTTGCCAACCAAGGGTTTCGATGATGTCATCTGGGAAAATAATAAACGATTCTCCGTTATCGTCTTCTTGCACTTCTAGGATGTAGCTCATTTTGTTAAAAGCTTTTCAACAAGTTTATCAAGCTTCATGTTTATTTGTTTGAAATTGTCATGCATTTCTTTAATTTCCCTTAGGAAGTCTACTTTTAAAACGTAGTCGAGTGGTAGTCTATTCACTTTTTCCTCCAGGTTATCAAGTTTTCTTTCTTGATTTTGTACTGTAATGTCAATTTGGCGGGCACGTTCCGAAAAGCGACCCACAATTTTATTGGCGGTCCAGCTGCCGCCGGATACGCCAGAAATAATAAGTGTTACGAGCAAAGCTAAATACTCTGGTCCCACAGCTAAAACTCTTTTCTTTATTCTAAGCTTTAGTAGTCAAGGTGGAGATCTCCTTTCCTTGCCAAGCCTGTCACTAACCAAACAAGAGCATCGACACAATCATCATGCCCACTTACACCGAAGTTTGTGAGTTCCTCGAAGAGATTAGTAAAGTTTCTAAAACGGTTAAAGATGATTTTTCGATCTTCAAACATGCCAATGATGCCACGAAATCGTGCCAACTTATCTGCACGGAACCCTTTGACTGGGTGCCAAATCAAGTTATAGAGACCTTCACCATTCAAACAAACCCGCTTAAAGTCTGCTTCTAAAGAGGCCTGGTACTGAACAGCTTCTGACCAAACATCACATGTTGAGTATGTAGGGAAATAATTCCCGTTGGAATCCATGCCAACAATTGACCAGTCATTTAACAATTCTTTTAGGGCATCTAGTTTTTCTAAGTTGCCCATGACGCGAATGCGTCTGTAATCAATGATGTGTATTACATCTCCAATTCGTCCACCAAGAACAAATACCGTATAGTCATTTTTCTCTTTAATGCCAGCAGAAAGGTCCACACCAATTCCCAAGGCATCAAACTCTGTTGCAATTTCTGCCTTGACAATAAGTTCTGGCGCCAGTGATAGTTCATTTTGCCTGACAATTTGATTCATGTATTGAAACGAAAAAGCAATTGGTGCCTGTCGTTTCTTTTCTTTGAGATAATCTAGCGGCCACTGAGATGGCCAATAGGAAAGTTCTTCTCCTGTTTTGGGATCATTTTGAATTGCAGAGAGGATAATCTGTGTCCAATTGTTTTGTTCATTAAATGTTGTTGCATGAATATCGTCATGTCTGAATCTGGTACCAAGGCAAATTGCGCGAGCACCTTCAAACATAGTGGGAGAAATCACTGCATTCCAGTTGTCCTGCATTGTTTTGCGAATGTCAGGATTACTGATGTCCGCAGAAGATTTAATAGGGTCATCAATACATACCAAGTGTGAACGTTTGGATGTAACTGAACCTTTAAGGCCCGCAGCACATAAGGTAAATTGTTCGTCACCAGTGGTATCAATGCCTGCAAAGCGGTGGTCAATAGACCAATACTCATTGCTGGTTACATTCTTAAGCAGCCGAACCGTTGGGAATACTTCTTGATATCGTTTGCTTTCAATGATTCGTTTAATGGTTGCTGACTTGGATCGCGCAATATCTACGGTATAAGAAAGATAAAGAATCTGTAGTGGTTTCTTAGCAGTAGTGTGTACACCAATTGCCCATGCCGTAAACAAACCCAAGATTGTACTCTTGGCTGAACCCCTGGGGGCAAGCAAATCAATATTTGGTCCGCCTATTTTCATAAGGCAAGAGCTATCGTTATTTGTTACAAAATGTTTATGCCAATCTTTATGATGCTCAGCGGGAGGTTTATCGGCTACGTACTCACAAAAATAACCAAAATCATCACGTGCTTTTTCAATTTGCTCAATATTTTTTACTTCTTTAATTTGATGATTTTTTGCTACTGCACGCGCATTCCTACGGTAAGCAAGGTGAAGGTAGGAAGGCATGAATAGGTTTTAGGTAGTAGCTGAATACTAGCCTATTTCTTGGCTTTTTGTTCTTTATATTTGCGTGCTTTTTCCAGAGCGGCCTTGCGCTTTTCCTTGTCGTTCATGTCACTTCCATCTTCTTTTTTTGCTTCCTTCTTTGTAAAGCGCAAAAGAAGTTCTGGTGGCATCTTAGATGTAGCCATTAACCAAACGAACGATTTGAGTATCCAGCACCCATGTTAATGCCCTGTGGGGGCTGTTGGCCTGGCTTAGGACGCCTTGTACCTTGCGAGAAATTACCGGGGCCTTGTGGGGGATTTCCGGTGGGGGGTCCACCAGGTGGTCGTTGGCCTGGGCGAGGTGCTCCTTGAGGTTCTGTGCTGCCGTCACCACCAAACATTGCTGTGTAATTTGGTTGCGGCATGGAAGATGAAGGAGTATTCTGTTGTGGTTGAGCGCCTCCTTGGGGAGCACGTCTTGACATGTAGCTGTTGTATGCATCCAAGGAAGTATCTCCACCTCCAGGGCGATTGGGGGGTTGGCCAGGTTGCGCTTGGGCTTGCTGAGTTTGGCCTACGTTAGCAACTTGTTGTTTTGCATTTTCCAGGGCATTCTGATAAAAGCCGGGGGCTGTGCCACCCCCGTCACCAGAAGTTGGAGCTTTAGAAGTTGCGCCCATGATTACTTTTTAGTTTTCTTTTGCATTTCCCGGAGACGGGCCATCTTATCCTTAGGGCTTTCCTTGGGAGGAACTGCTTTGCCAGCAGGAGCTTTACCGGCAGGAACTGGTTTACCCTTGGGGGGTACAGCTTTACCAACAGGAGGCTTGCCTTTGGGCGGTACTGGAGCAGGCATGATATTTATGCTGTTGTTTTTATTATAAGGGAACTGCGGCTTTATTGTTATTCTTCTAGTTGCATACGTGCCCACACTGACATTGAGGCTTCATGTAGCGGAGATTCAATAGGATCATCTTTAAAAATAAACATGATCTCTCGAATGGCGCGATCGGCGCCAGCCATTAGAAGGCCTTTGCGATCTTTGGAAGACGTAAACTCTTCCATTTGAATAATGGTGCCACGCAACTCTTTTTGCATTTGAGCAATACGTGCAACACCTGAGTCACGCTTGACTTCTCCTACTTCAACAGCATCTCGTAACTTACGAATATCTTCTTGCATCTCATCAATTTGATCAGCCAATACCTTGCGGTAATCTGGCTTTATATATTGATCTTTGATCCACTCTTCACACGAAGTAATACTTCCTCTGTATCCAAGGAAACGGGCATAGAGGAAACATTCAATTATTGAATAGCTTTCTGAAGCAAATGAGAGAAATGACTCTTGTGTGGCAGAATCTAAATTGTCTACCCAGTAGTCAAATAACTCAATATCGATAAGCTTGGTTGGCCTGTTGATAGTCTCTTGCTTGATCTTGCTGCTTGTATTCTTGGGCTTGAGTGTTAAGGGCTTGCTGTTGTTCACGGTTAGTTTTGGCTAATTTTGCCTTAGCTTCGTAAGATATGTTAGCCGCACTTTTGTATGCTGATTCCTGTTCAGGCGTAAATAATTGATCGTAATCTCTATTGAAAGTTTGTTTATTATATTGTTTTTGTTCGTCTTCTGAAAACGACCCCCATCGCGGATCGTTTTGGTAACTAAGATCAGCGGCCATTTTGCTCCGTGGAGTCGGTTTCTTTATTCAATAGTTTTTGTTTAGAATATGAATACGCAGCATCTGCCGCTTTTTTATATGCTCGCATTTGAGAATCAGAAGAGCCGTTGAGATCCCTTGTCTCATTAGCAGGATTTGGTTGGTCCAAGGCTTACGACTCTTTGATTTTTAAATCAGAAATTGCTCATCATCTGAGCAAGGCCTTGTGCGTAGATGTTGGGACGAGCTGACCGATCCGAGGCTTCTTTCTGGAGGATCTTGGAGTTCTGTAGACGACCAAGAAGAGTTTGGAAATCACCAAGAGAAGCGGCGCCCATACCGCCATACTGCTGCTGCAGTTGCTGCTTGGTAAGACTGGTTTTATCTTCTTCAGATAAGGAACCGTACCTGGGATCGTCGTAAATACTTGCCATGGTTTTTATTGTGGTCTTTTTAAATTATAGCAAGCTTAGCTTTAATTCCAAAAGCCTGCTGTCAAATTAGACAACAGTTGTCCCTGTGTGCCTATCCTGGCAGTGGCTTGCGTTCCCTCATCTTTAATCTTTTGGATGTCTTTGTCAATCTGTCCTTGGAGGTTAGTGAGACCTGCGTTGTACACAAAATCGCGTTTCTGACGCTGAGCATCCTGGAACTGTTGAATTTCAGCTGGTGTACCAGTGACCGAAGAAGGCATGGACGCAAAACTAACACTCGATGCTTTGCCAATATCACCAGCAAACGTAGGGTCTAGGTTTGTATTGTAATTAAACGTACGTTTTCCAGTCTTTTTCTCTAAGCCATCAACCGTTTCTGTATCTTGTTTGCCATACATTGTGTCGTAATAATTTGATAGATAATTATCATTGAATTTATTTTGGTATTCTTGGCTACCTTTAATGGTATTAGTTAAATCGGTAAGCTTGTATTGTCCAGTCTTAGCAAGATCTGC